GGGTCATTAACATCAGTTAGAGGGTTCCCTAGTACAGCCTCGCCAAGTAAGTTTCTTTTCCTAGCGTCCTCGAAGTTGAAGTTAAGTATGTTAGACGCTTTTATATTGCCTAGAGGTATTACGTTTTTTTCTGTAACATTAATAACCTTGCCATCTTTATCTACGCCGGTTCGTGTTGTAGTTGTACCAAGGTCAATATCGTTAGGTAAGAACGTAAGAAAGCCATCTCTAGTGAACCCTTCCGCCGCTTCTTTACTTAAGCCTATTTCCTGTAAACGTGTAGCTGCTACTTTGTTAAACTCAACTATCGCGCCTACAACTAAAGATGTTGGTGTACCTAATACATAATTTATCTGACCGCCAATACCAGCACCGGCTCTACCAAATGAACCTGTAAGTGGATTAAAGATGCCAGCTTCAGAATCTTTTCTCCCTTGCTCCGTACCTAAGAATACGTCACCTAGAAAACCTACGGCTCCGGAATGCCAGCGCTTATCTGCCTCTGGTGTGTTAGGTAGGCTAGTACGTTTATCTACTGTAGCTTGTACCTTTTGTGCTTCTCTGTAGGCTTTAGCATCTTCACTCTGGTTAAATTGATTTAACGTTTGACTAAATCTACCACCAGCGTTATTGATGAGAGAGGTGTTATCTTGAGGTGCGACAGAGAAAGATGGTATTTGAGTGTTGGCTACATCTATGTTAAATTGACCCCCTATGTTACTAGAGGTGTCGTTCCAAATAGATGGAGTAGGTAGTGGTAAAGGAGATGGCTCTTGTGCTGGTAGGTCTGATGGTAAACCTGGGGTATAGTTTAAATCTATCTCAGGTATCTCAGGAGTTAACCCAGGTTCAGGAGCCAACTCAGGTTCAGGAGCCAACTCAGGTTCAGGAGCTAACTCAGGTTCTAAACTATTTTCTAAAGCAGGCTCTAAAACAGGAAGAGTATTAATTGCTTTAGCTATCGGAACCTTAATGTTTGAGTTCTTCCTTATCGTATCGTTTATTAGGCTCATCTAAACCCCAGTTTGTTTTTACCAGAGCGCGGTAGTACTCTTGTTGCGCTAAGTAAGACACAAGTAATAAATCAAACAAGTCTAGCAGTTGCTCTTTACTTGCTTTTTTTGCTTGCTCCTTGGTAGACACGTAGTAAAACTGATGCTCTAAAGACAGGTTAGTGGACTGAGGATATTCCATATTTTCCTTTGTTTAAAGTAGGAGACAACCGCTAGAAGCTTAAGTTAAGGTTGCACGGTTAACTTAGACGTTGATTGAGCCTATGTTGAAACTTCTAGCCCTAGTCCTACCCAATTGACCTCTCACTAAAATTATAAGCTCTTCCGCCATATTCCTATGTACACTAGCTACATTTGCATCATCTAAGTAAGACACAGCAAGTATAGAGGCTGCTAGGTGGCTAACAGGAGCTATCAAGTACTTCGGTAAACCAGAGTCTACACCATCAGCTGTTAAATCAGGTACGTTAAGAACGGAAGCAAATATGTCGACCGGGCGGTTAAACGAATTAGTGAGATAGATGTTATTACCTATTAGAGTGTACGACGTTGGGAAGAACTGTAGTAACTCAAGTCTCTGTGACTTAAGCTCAAAGACCCTACTATTGTCATCGGTGTAGTACATTTTGTTTAGCTGTACTACTGTGTCCGGTAAGGCTCCTATAGGCACTAGATAATCTGGGTTAGTTGCGGTGTATGTAAGGATTTGCTCAAACGCACTGGCTCTAGTTTGTTGTATTACAGAGTAGAAAGCTGTTGTAAGAGCGCTTCGTGTAATTCCGCCAAGTGAACCAGTAGAACTAGCTATAGGACGCTCTCCGATTAAACTTAAAGTGTTGTTTACTAGTTCTAAAGTGTTCATTTGTTAAGGTGTGCTAACGATTAAGTAAGAGGGAAGAAGCCAAGGTGCTGGTAAAGAAAGAGCTGTGGGGCGTGGTAGTCCTTGGATATTTTGTGTGTCAACGTTATCGTAGTTAATTGTACGCAACACCCATGCTGTTGTCATACGATTAGCGTCAAATGAAGGTACTAGTGTTTGAAAGTTAGTTACTCTAGCCATGATTCTATCCTATGTTTATGAGGCTGGTATAGTAGCATTAGTATGGACGATAACAGCGTTTTGTGGTCTGTAAAGTTTAGCTCCGTAAAGTGTAGAGGTTACAACAGCGTCTGACAGATAGAGTGTTTCTCTGCTGTATTCTGTTTTAGGCTCTAGTAACATAGCAAGGGAGAAAGCCTCACGTTGTAGCAGTAAAGCAGTATGAACCGCTTGAGTTGCTGCTACTGTGTTTAAAGTGGTGTTCCAAGTTACAGGGAGAGTAGTACTTACATCTTGGTCTGGGTAGTACACTTGCCCGGCTCCTGATACTCCTGGTGTTGGGATAGCTACACTACCGTTAAGAAAACCAGTAGTAGAGTTAGCGCTAACCATAGAAGTCATGTAAACAGGCGTTCCTAGCAGTGTACCGACAACACCGTTTTCTAGTGGTGCTGTTGTACGGTAAAACATAGACTGTACTTTGTCTAACGCTAGCAGTTGAATGTATTGCGTAGGGCTTACAATCCAGACTCTTTCATTAGTTGGTACGTCTAAGTTATCCATAGCTAGCTTGGCTTGGAGTAACGTACTGATAGTTAATGGGGCGCTAACTGTAGCAGCTGTGTTTAGACCGTTGTTAGATGAGAAGATTACTTGAGTACCGCCGATGTTTTGGATAGCGGCTCGTAAACCAAGTAAAAACGCATCTAAGTCACGTTTCATAGCGTAGGCGTATTCTTTAGCGAGGTTACTAGCAAGTAAACCACTGGGGTCTAACATGATAGTAGCCACGTCCTCAATCATGCTTTTCTAGGGACTAACGCTCTCACGTCAGATTGGACTCTATCTTCAGTTCGGAACTGCATGGTGTAATAGCCTCTGAGGGTTTGATTAACTCTCCTTTCTCTGTCAGCTGCTTTAACTCGTTATACAAGATATGGTCTCTTGGACTTGTCTTAACCTGTTGAGTTGCCCTAGTATTAACAAACTCAAGTAATAAGACCGCGTTAGCTTGCTTTAGAATCAGGTGGGGGACAATATAAGTAAGGAATAGTTTGACATTTGCCATCCTAGCGATTCTTATCTGCATCCGTTGTTTATGCCGTCTTGTAGAGTCTCTGTGAAACTTGGCATGGTGTTTACTATAGTTAACGTAAACGCTTATGCCGTGCTCTTTAAGGAAGTCTACTATCGCTTGCATTACAACGTGGTTAGTGTTTACTAGGTCTACTTGTGGTGAATATCTTATGTACCCTTTACTCAAGCTTTTGGATAACATAAGGCATCCCTCACCATCGTAAAAACCTGCTAACCATTCCCATGTAATCTTGACCTGCTGATTGCCCATTGTATTATCCATCGTACTCTCACCTATTAGTGACTCCGGCTTTAGGGTGTTCCAGCATTTTACCATGTTTTACATCGCCCATGTTAGTTAAACGATGTTTCTTTGTACTGAGTAACACCAATTGAGAAGATGCCACTGTTACCTTTTTGTAAGGTTACTGGAACACCTGCTACTTTGGTATTTACGCCAAGTCTACCCAGCGTAGGGATGTTGATTTGGTCGCCAACTTTACCCTTAGGAAAACTGATGTTATAAACAAACTGGCGTAACAATAAATCTTGGTCTAGCTCACGCCGAACCATTGTTGCCCATTGTTTACTAATCCAGCTGTTAACATCTCCCTTAGTATAGACACCACCGCGGTATTGTGCTTGTAGACCGAACGTAGCATTATTAGCATTTGAAAACGTCATACTTTCTCCTTAGTTAAATATCCTCTACTACTCTGCCTTCTCTCCAAGCTTTAGTAATCTCTGGTAGACGGCTTGCATAGGTTGCTTTGTCCATCTTCAGAATTTCGCTTTTATTTATGACAGGAGCATTAGAAGCTTGTGTTTTCTTAGTACCACCTACTTTTGATACAGTGGACTGTCGTTTTACTTGTGTATTATTTTTCTGTAAGTGTTCCCAAATTGCTTTAGCTCCGTCTAGTGTATTAAACTCAGTTTGCTTGTCAGCGGGCAAGGTTGAGTAAAACTCTTTGACTTGACCCATCCTTGTATCATATTCTGAAGGGTTAATAGACCACTGACGCATTAGAGTCATCTCATCCCTAAAGGCAGAAAGAGAGTTAAGGATTTCTACTGCCTCATTAGTCTTTACACCGAACTTACTCTCAAACTCTAGTTCAAAACCACTGTCTTCAACTTCAGTTTCAGTTTCTACTTCAGTTTCTACTTCAGTTTCTACCTCTGGTGTATCAGAGTATGTAGGTTCACCGTTTACTGACCCTTGTACCGGTGCGTAGTTACTGAAGGCTGCAAGTGATGCGTCTAATTGAGCGCGAGCCTCTGGATTAGAATCAATAGTTTGAGAAGAGCTAATGGTAAAATCAGACATAGTTTATCCTATTGTGGTGTAGACAGTGCTTGTAACGCTTGCTGTTGATTCTCTGGTGATATCTGTTCTGAAGTTTGTGGACTTAATCCGTTTAGACTGTTAGCATAATCTACAGTGCCGCCAGTTGCCACAGTATCTTGGAAAGCATCAGCCATAGGTTGACCTCCTATCTCTTGTGCTTTACCTGCTAACTGTTGTATTGGTGACTCAGGTGATGACTGTTGAGTGTCTTCCTTAACCATATACCTGCTAGGGTCATCAAACCCGAAGCGAACAAGTAAATCAAAGTATAGATTCTTGTAATCTATCATTTGCTGAAACTGTGGAACGTTCGCAACTAGTGTGATAAATTCTGTGATTAAACTGACGTTCCTATCGCGGTTGATAATTGACTGAGTGCCAGTAACTTTGATAGTGTAGTCTTTGTTAAGGTCTTTAGGTAGAACAGAGAAAAAGTCATATACACCAGGGCGGTTAGCTGAGAGTTTAACTATCTTCTTCTTTGTCGTATTCTCTGCTAGTATCTGGTAAGCTCTCCTTAACAGAGGTAGTATAGCCTTTTGTTCTATACGCTCGAATAAGTCAGTAAGCCTATTTCCGCCAGCATCTTTAGTACTCTCAATCTCAGCCTTAGTTACTCTCTCACCTTGTCTAGCAGTATTAGCACTTATCATGTTTCCAGTGCCTATGTTCCTATCTATCTTTGTGTCTAATACTTGACCTTCCTGATAGGTAACATTAAAGTTATTTGGAGGTGGACGTAAGGGTGTGAGTGCGTTAGGACTGTTGACTACGAGTACTTTACCGGGTGCTGTGACGATATCCTCTACGTTTGTTACACCATCATCTACAAATAGCCACATATTATCTATGCTTAAGGCTATATTGTCTAGTCTCCTGTTGTGTAAGATGTTGTTAGCAAGTATTAGACCTATACTAGAGTCGACCAATGATATAGGGTAGGCATCCTCAGGCGTGTCGAACAAGGTAGCGATAACCCACGGGCATTTGTCAACTTCATTACTAAAAACAACGTTATCATCAATAAGCCTATAAAGTGTTTTCTCTTCTGGACAGTAGTACTCTTGTAGTAGTAGTGTTTGATTATCATAAACTGGTGTTGTACTTCTTAATTCCTGTAGTCTAC